CAATTACTGTAGGATCAGCATGTAAATCAGTTGCAGTTCCAGGTAATGTTGTAAAAACAAATGCTATACAAGCATCTGATGGTGGAAACATTGTAAGTCAAAGTGGTACGACAATTACAATCGGTGCATCTGGAGACACAATATCACTTGCCAGTGGTGCATCTCAATCAGGTTTTGGTAGGGCAGGTTCTGTTGATTGGCAAACAGGGAGTATTAAAACATCAACATTTACAGCTGCTAGTGGTGAAGGTTATTTTTGTAACACAACATCAAGTGGGTTTACAGTAAATTTACCAGCGGGTTCAGCAGGAGCTATTGTAGCTATAAATGATTATGCAAATACAGCAGCAACAAATAATATTACAATCGCAGCAAATGGTTCAGAAAAAATTCAAGGATCAACTGAAAACCATATTATATCTACAAATGGAGTTACGGTTACATTAGTCTATGTAGATAGCACACAAGGTTGGAAACTAGTAGATACTGGAGAAGCAGTAAGTATGCCTCAAGTGGCTTTGTTTACAACAGCTACTGGTGGAACAGTTAGTTGCAGTGGTGATTACAAAATTCATACATTTACAGGACCAGGTACTTTTTGTGTTTCACAAATTGGAAATGGTCCAACAAATCCAAATGGAGGGCCTAATACTGTTTCTTACATGGTGGTAGCTGGAGGCGGTGGTGGAGCTGGAAGTGAAACTGGAGGCGGTGGTGGAGCTGGTGGTTTTAGGGAAGGTAGAGATATAAGTCCTTCTTACACAGCAAGTCCTTTAGTTGCTCCTGCAGGATTAACTATTACTGCTTCACCTTTTCCAGTAACGGTTGGAGGTGGTGGAACAGCTACTCCAGGTAACGGACCCGATGGATCAAATTCAATTTTTTCAACAATAACATCTACTGGAGGCGGTGGTGGTGCTAATAGTACACCTTCACCAGGAGGATCTGGGGGTGGCGGTGGAAGACACGGTTCAAGTGGAACAAATGGTTCTGCTGGTGGCTCAGGAAACACTCCACCAGTAAGTCCACCTCAAGGTAATCCAGGTGGTCAAAGATTTCCATACCCTTCACCAGGAGGACAACCAAACACTGGAGGTGGTGGAGGAGGTGCTACAGCGAGTGGAGGTAACGGTAGTTCACCAACAGGAGGATCAGGTGGGGCTGGTGCAACAACTTCAATATCTGGAAGTCCAACAACTTACGCTGGTGGTGGTGGAGGTGGCGGTGAAAGAGCTGATGGTGGGTCTGGGGGATCTGGAGGCGGTGCTGCTGGAATAAGGGGTGGATGTGGACAAACAGGAAATGCAGCTACAGTAAACACTGGTGGAGGTGGTGGTGGAACTGGATGGGGACATCCAAGTACACCTGGTAGTGGAACTCCTGCAGGAGCAGGTGGTGCTGGCGGATCTGGTATAGTAATAATAAGGTACAAATTTCAATAATTATGACAAGTAAAATAAAAGTAGATAACATAGCAGACCAAGACGATAATAACATTATCAACGAAAGTGGTGATGTAATTACAGTTGGTGCATCTGGTGATACAGTTGCAGTTGCAGGAAACATTGTAAAATCAAATGCGTATCAAGCATCTGATGGTGGTAACATTGTAAGTCAGTCTGGTACAACAATTACAATTGGAGCATCAGGTGACACAATTTCTTTAGCTAGTGGTGCATCACAATCAGGATTCGGTAGAGAAGGTTCTGTTGATTGGCAGACAAGTATTAAAACAGGTGATTTTACAGCAGTTTCAGGTGAAGGTTATTTTGTAAATACTACAAGTGGGACAATTACAATGACACTACCTTCTTCACCAAGTGCAGGTGATATTGTAGCTGTTAAAGATTATGCAAATACTTTTGATACAAATAAATTAACTATAGGTAGAAATGGTCAACCTCTTTCAGGATCAACTATAGATGCATCTCTTACAACTGAAGGTCAAGCTTTAACTTTGGTGTACGGTGATTCTACAAAAGGTTGGCAACCAGTAGCAGCAGCTACAGAAGCTGATTTACCTAAACCAACATTTGTAACTGCAACAGGTGGTACAATAACAACATCTGGTAATTGTAAAATTCACACATTTACAGGCCCTGGAACTTTTTGTGTTTCAGTTATTTCAGACACTCCAGCTAATAATCAAGTTTCATATTTAGTTGTAGGAGGTGGTGCTGGTGGTGGTTCAGATGGTGGTGGCGGTGGTGGAGCGGGAGGTTATAGAGAAGACAAATCTCCAGTTACACCATACACGGCTAGTCCAAAAGAAGGAGCAGGAACAATTAATGCAACTGTTACAGCTTTTCCAATTACAGTCGGAGCAGGAGGTGCTGGTGGTGCTAAACCATCAAATGTTGGTTCTAGTGGATCTGTTTCAACTTTTTCAACAATAACATCAGCGGGTGGTGGATTTGGTGGTAAATTTGAGGGTGGTTCAGCAGTTCCAGGTAGTAATGGTTCACCAGGTGCATCTGGTGGTGGATCTGCTGGAATTGGTCCTACATCAGTAAACTCAGGAGGAACAGGTAATACCCCTCCTGTAAGTCCACCTCAAGGTAGTAATGGAGGATCTGGACAACACATAGGTGGTTGTACAATGACATCTGGTGGAGGAGGTGGTGCTTCTGGGGCTGGAGGAAATGGAACAAATCAAAGTCCTGGTCCAGGAAGTTCAGTAGGAGGCACTGGAGGAACTGGTACAACATCAAGTATTACAGGATCACCTTTAGCATATGCTGGAGGTGGAGGTGGTGCAGGTTTTGAAAATGCAAGTGGTTGTGGTACATCTCCTTGTGGAACTGGAGGAACAGGAGGTGGCCGTGCTGCGGCAGCATCTTCAGCTGGAACAGCAAACAGAGGCGGAGGTGGAGGTGGCGGCGCTCACCCTGGAGGCGGTGTCAATGGTGGATCTGCAGGTGGTTCTGGTGTGGTAATAATAAGGTATAAGTTTCAATAGGTAAATTATGAGTGAAGTAAAAGTAAATAAAATTAGTCCAAGAACAAATTGCGGTACAGTAACTGTTGGAGATTCTGGTGATTCAGTAACAGTATCATCAGGTGTTCCAGTAACAGTAAGTAATAATTTAACTGTATCAGGTGATTTAAAATCTGCTGCATTAAAAGCTGCAGATGGTGGGAGTATAATTTCTCAATCAGGAACTACAATTACAATAGGGGCAAGCGGTGATACAGTAAGTTTAGCTAGTGGTGCCTCACAAACAGGTTTTGGAAGAACAGGTACAGTTGATTGGGATACAACTCCAAAAACAGCAACTTTTACTGCAGTGTCTGGAGATGGTTTTTTTGCAAATACAACAGATGGTGCCTTTAACATGAATTTACCAGCTGGATCTGCTGGAGCGATAGTATCAGTTGCTGATTATGCAGGCACATGGCAAACTAATGCTTTAACACTTGTACCTAACGGTAGTGATAAAATTGGTGGAGTGAATTCAAATGTAGCTTTAAATACAGAGGGACAATCTGCTACTTTTGTATTTGTAGATTCAACTCAAGGATGGGTTAATGTTCAAGATTCTACATCTAACGAAAGAGGTAATCCAAATTTAGTTGCAACAGGTGGCACAATTACAACATCTGGTAATTGTAAAATTCATACATTTACAGGACCAGGAACATTTACTGTAAGCAACGCATCGTCAACTGCAGCAAATAATATTGTTTCATATTTAGTTCTAGGTTCTGGAGGCGGTGGGACTAATAGTGGTGGAGGCGGAGCTGGAGGTTTTAGAGAATTAGAGTCTCCAACAACTCCTTACTCATCTAGTCCTTTAGATGGTTATCCATCTGCACCAAATAGAGTAACAGTCACTGCACAAGCTTACCCAATAACAGTTGGTGGGGGAGGAACAGGACAAGGAAACCCTTCAGTTTTTTCAACTATAACTGCTGCTGGTGGTGGCCAAGGTGGTCCTTTTTATGGAGCTAATGGATCTAATGGTGGTTCTGGTGGTGGAGGTGGAGGTAATGATACTGGTGGTCCAGGTTTGGTAACTTGTGGAGGATCTGGAAATACACCTCCTACGAGTCCACCTCAAGGACAAAATGGTGGTAGAGGTTTCGCAGGCCCTGGGCCTACACAAGGTGGTGGTGCTGGTGGAGGTGGAGCTGGTGCAACTGGTAACAATGGTGGACCTTCAATTGGACAAGGAGGAAATGGTGGTAACGGTGTTTCAACATCTATAACTACATCTCCTGTAGCTTATGCAGGCGGTGGTGGTGGAGGTGCAACAAATGGATCGGGTGGATCTGGTGGATCTGGTGGTGGTGGAGCTGGAAATCCTGGAGGATGCACTGGTGGAGCAGGAACAACTAACCGTGGTGGTGGCGGAGGCGGTGGAGGTTGGAGTAGTCCAAACAATAGATTTGGTGGTGGTGGAGCAGGAGGCTCTGGAATTGTAGTAATACGATATAAATATCAATAGTTGAATGATCAAAATTTATAATATATAATAGGAGTTAATTATGGCACATTTCGCAAAACTAGGAGCAAACGGAAAAGTTATACAAGTATTAACACTTGATAACAAAGATATGTTAAATGCTGATGGTGTAGAAGATGAATCAGTAGGTCAACAATATTTAGAGACGCACAATAATTGGCCAGCTCAAATGTGGATTCAAACTTCATATAATACAAGAAGTAATACACATAACTCTGGAGACAATTCAAAAGCATTTAGAGGGAACTATGCAGGTATTGGTTTTGAGTGGGATGAAGATAATCAAATCTTTTGGTCTAAAAAACCTTATTCATCATGGGTTAAAAATACTACAACTGCAGAATGGAATTCACCAATAGGTGATGCTCCAGCTTTGACTGAAGAACAAATTTCACAGAATCAATCTGGTAACAACAGATGGGAATATCTTTGGGATGAATCTGCTTATCAAGCAGATAATACAACAGGATGGGTTTTAACAGATAGGTTCGCATAATATTTAGAGGTGATTGGTGAAAATAATAATTTTAGGTAGAGGTAATGCTGGCTGTATTTCAGCAATGCATTTCGGTCATTTTCGAAAATATTTAAATACCAAAGTTGAAATAGAATTAATTTATGATTCTAAAATAAAGCCCGTTCCAACTGGACAAGGAACAACTCTACAATTTCCAGATTGGTTATTTTGGACGTTTGGTTCTAACTTTGTAAATAGTTTTCCTGTAACTCAAAAAACAGGAATTATGTATGAAAATTGGGGCAAAAAACATAAAAAAATTTTTCACCCATTTCCTTTAGGTAAATATGCTTTACATTTTAGTCCTGATCAATTTCAAGACTACGTATGTAATAATTTAGATATTGATTTTACAGAAAGAGATGAAAATATTAAAAATTATAATGATCTCGATGCAGATTATATAATTGATTGCAGAGGTACACCTAAATCTTTAAAGGGTTATGATATTTTAACAAACCCTTTAAATTGTGCACTTTTAGCAAATCTTCCAAAAAAACAAAATGATGTTTTATGGACAGGAACTACAGCAACGCCTGATGGATGGTGTTTTTATATACCTTTACCAAACACTACTTCAATTGGATATTTGTTTAATACAAACATAACAACGGTAGAAAAAGCAAAAAATAATTTTAAAAAAATATTTGGTGTTGAAAAAATAAATCACGTTTTTCCTTTTAATCAATATATGGCTAAAGAAATGATAATTGAAGACAGAGTTTTGTTAAATGGTAATAAATTATTTTTTTTAGAACCATTAGAAGCAACTGCCATGGGTTCTTATGTAAAAACATGCCAACATTATTTTAATTATATATTTAATGGTTTCGACAAAAAACAAACAGAATACGCAATAAAAGATTGGATAAAAAAAATTGAAGAATTTATACTTTATCATTATTCAGGTGGTTCTTTATACGATACAAAATTTTGGAAACATGCTATTAAATTATATAAAAAAACGCCAACAACTCTTTTAGATAAAGAAATAAAAATTATAAAAAGTATGTCAAATCTTGATTTATCAAGGACACTAACAGGTAGCGATGAATTTGCATTATGGCCACCATTTAGTATAAAACAATGGTATGACAGTATTTAAAAAAATATTAACAGAACAAGCATTATATTATGGTGATGTAGCAATGCCTAAAGGTTGGGACATTGACCGAGATAAGTTATCAGGCGACATCTTACAGTCACAAATTCAAAACAAAGAATTTCCGTTTTCACGAACTTGGGATATGTTAAATACATACATAAGAGATTACATTGGTCTTGAACATAGTGTCAATTTAATTAACAAAGATACGTGGGGAAATATTTATAAACCTTCTGAAACTACAACTCCATTATTAAATATAGATCCAGTAGATCTTCGAAACTCACCAGACTTTACCTTATTATATGGTGTAAAAGTCAAAGATTGTTTTGTGCGAATACACTATGAAGATAATAGACGTAAAGGAAGAAGTTGGGATATACCCTTAACTAATAATCAATTTATAATGTTTCCATCAACTAATATGTATTACTTAACTAATAATCAAAAGGATAGTTTAAATTTCGTACAAACTATAACATATGAATATATATAAAAATTTTTTGCCAAATGAAAATATAAATTTAATTAATAAAATTATGACTTCAGATTCTTTTCCTTGGTACTTCAGACCAACACAAGTTAATAATAGCACGAAAGATACTCCTTTTCTTAGTCATACTTTTTTTAATAATGGAGATAAAAACTCAAACGCTTTTTTCTTAATAGAACCTATATTAAAAAAATTAAAAGTTAAAAATATTTTAAGTATAAGAGCTAATTTATGTTTAAAAGGACCATTTCATTGTGATTGGCATGTTGATGATTTTACTGAAAATTTAAAACATAATACAGCTATTTATTATCTAAATACAAACAATGGGTATACTGAATTTAAAAATAAAAAAATTAAATGTGAAAAAAATAAAATAGTTGTTTTTAAAGCTGACAAACAACATAGAGCTGTTGGACAAACGGATGAACCTATAAGAATGGTCATAAATTTTAATTATGAATCTAACTAATTATTATTGGTATTTTAGTGGTGTACTTACACCTAAATTTTGTGATGAAGTAATACAGTATGCTAATGCACAAAAAGAAGAGATGGCAAGAACTGGTGGGTTTGGTAACAGAAAATTAAACAAACAAGAAGTATTAGATTTAAAAAGAAAAAGAAATTCTGATTTAGTATGGCTTAATGATACTTGGATATACAAAGAATTACATCCGTATGTTCACAGAGCAAACAAAGCTGCTGGTTGGAATTTTGAGTGGGACAGATCGGAATCTTGTCAGTTTACAAAATATAAACACAACCAATATTATGATTGGCACTGTGATAGTTGGGATAAACCTTATCAAAAAAAAGAAGGAGATCCTGACAATGGTAAGATTCGCAAACTATCTATGACTTGTCAATTAACAGATGGTTCAGAATATAAAGGTGGTGAATTAGAATTTGATTTTAGAAACTATGATCCACATATGAGAGATGAAACTAAACATTTAAGAAAAGCAAAAGAGATATTACCTAAGGGAAGTATTATTGTTTTTCCTTCATTTGTTTGGCATAGAGTTAAACCAGTAACCGCTGGCACAAGGTATAGTCTTGTTGTCTGGCATTTAGGAAGGCCTTTTAAATAATGTTTATAAATAACTATTTTAACACGACCATTTGGTCAGAACAAAAACCAGAGTTTGTAAAATCTTTAAACAAAGCTTCTAAC